GGCTTTGGGGGCAAATGCGACCTCTATTCTGAATCGGACGGCGGCTTTGTGGCTGACATCAAAACCAAAGAGTTCACCGACCCTGCAAAGGTCGATGGCTACGACGAGCATCTCATGCAACTCTCAGCATATCGAGTTGGTCTAGGCATCCCCAAGGCCCGCTGTGCCAACGTCTTTGTATCCCGTAGCGTCCCCGACCTTGTCGTGGTGCGCGAGTGGAGCGCTGAAGACCTTGACCGTGGCTGGGAGATGTTCGTGAACCTCCTACAATTTTGGCAAATCAAAAACTCTCACAAATAAGGATTGAAAAATGTTGAGCGAAGAAACCATCAAACAAATCTTCTTCCAAAGCGACCGACCCCGCAAAGACCCACTCATTGCGGACGAGGTAGACATCATGCAGTTTGCTCACAACATTGAGCAATACGTTGCGGTGGAGTATGCTCGTAAGGAACACGCCCGTTGCGTAGCGATTGTTAAAGACATGAACGTCGCGGTGGGGAATGCCTTGGACAACCAACGACCCGCATAGTCATGGACATCAGCCTCATCACTCACTTGGCAAAACAATACGAAGAGGGAAGACGCGACCCAGAGGCGACTATGGCGTTCGCTTGTCTTGAAGCCTACCAACAAGGGTTTGATGATGGCGTTCATCAAGCAGAAGAACATTTTGCGCAAACCCAATTGCTCTTGATGTGTACTGCGGGTAACGCATAAAAAAAGCCCCCCGATTAAGGGGGGCAAAGAGGAGAGTGGCAACTGCTCCTTAAATCATTCTTCGGGCGGACGTTCTTTCAACAGACGTCTGACCCCTTCATATCCATATGTGCCAGCCATGCCAAGCGCACCAGCACCCCGTGCCTTGGTCATTGTCTTGCCTGCTGGGGGTAGCATAGCCGCCGCCGCAGAACCCGCCTGTAAAGCCTTTAAAACGCCTTCGCTGGTGTCTCCAGCTTTAAAGCGCTCCAGAGCCTCCTGATAACTCATCACACCAAGGTAGCCAGCGCCAGCGCCAGCAAAGGTTCTTGGCAAAGCACCCATCTTGGCAGAGCCTGCCCCTACATTTTGCAAAGTGCGACCTATAGCGTTTGGTTGTTCTTGCGCACGCGCCAGCTTGCGACGAGCAATCTCTGCATCGGTCTCGGCTTTTGTCAGCGCCCTTTTAAGAGGAGCCGCCTCTTTGGTCTGTCCTGTCACAACATTGTGCCGAGCGCCTTGAGCCGCACGCTCTTGACTAATTCGGTCTAATTCAGCTTGGAGGAGTAAGCGCTCCTGCTCCTGCATTTGAGCCATAAATTCTTGCTGTTGGCGAGTCTGCTCTGCACGTTGCTCGATTTCGGCGTTTCTTGGCTCTGCAAATTCTTTGGGGAGGTAGAGTTCACCGGGGCCTTTCTCCCCAGTCAAAACATAATCAGACCCACCCAAATTAGCGGCTTTTTCTTTTGCTTGATTAAAAATGTCAATGATGTCGTGAGCGCCCTTGCCATGCCCCTCTCCACGAGTCATGTCAATTGCTTGTTTTGCCAAGTTGTAAGGAACTCGCTCACTTGCCATCGCCTGAACGGTGTTGTACGGCGCTCCAGCCCCAGTAATTTTCCGCGCCTCAATTTGCAACTGTTCTTGCGGAGTGGGCGCTGGCGGGGTAGACGCTGGTGGCATACCTCTAAGCCTAGATTCAAGCAACGCTTGTTCATTTTTTATGCGCTCAAGTTCACCTTGGCTTTGCCTATAAGCGTCCTCAAGATTTTCCGCACCTTGAGGTACGGCTGTCCTTAAATTTCGACGAGCCAAATCTAGTTTGTCTTGGGCGGTCAGGTTTGCCTCTTGTGCTTTTCCTGTATCTATCTTGACTGCCTTCTCTGGGCTAGTCATAGGAGGGAACAGCAGGTTGGCTATAGCGCCAGCGCCAGCACCAATATCAGGCGCGGTAATACCACCCTGTTGGTCTTCTGGATTAACCTCTGTCTTCTTGTTTCGGTCTCGTTCGTCTTGCTCACGCTTGAACTTAGATGACTCTGACTCGTATCCTTCAAATGGCCCTTTTTCTTTTGCTGATTCAATCAAACCAGTTTCTTTGTCGTCATCAAGGTTAAAGTTTCTTGATACACGCAACGAATAATTTTGCGTCTCTTCAGGCAAAGATAGGATTGCTTTGTCTGGGTCTGTCTCGTATGTTTTTAAAAACGTCGAAACCGCTCTAGGGCTTGCGTTGTACAGCGCTACCGCATTGCGTGGGCTTTTGTAGGTTGTCAGCAAGTCTTTTAGGATGGTAACCCCACCCATAATGTTGCTGTCTTCATCATCAGGGTCGATGTTGATGCCGTATTTTTTGTTGTAAAGCCGAGCCGTGTCAGGCATGATTTGCATGACGCCTTTCGCTCCAGCAGGGGAGGTCAAAACTTTGTCTCCGCGAGTATGGGTGAACGCTCCCCCAGTCTCCGCTTCAGCAATAGCAATTGCCAAAGCAGGGTTCACGCCTTGGCGCTCTGCCTCCTTGGCAATCTTCTCCACCACGCTGAACTGGGCTGGAGACAGCTTTTTAAGTTTTGCGTCATCCATTATTGTTTACCCTCTTTCTCTCTACGCAAGCGCTCTAAGCGTTGTGAGTAAGTCTCGTTCTTTGGCGCTTGTTGAGGTACTGTTGTATCTACGGGTTTTGGAGGAGCCGCAGGAGGTGCGGAAGCCGCTGGTGCTTTCTCTTTTTTCTTTGGAGACAGCAAGTCCAAGTTGTCTTCACGCACGCGGTCAAGCGTTTTGCGATAGTCGGCCTTGAGCGCCTTGAAGTCATCATCAACAAGGAAGTCGTTGTAGGTGTAGCCAGACTGCTTGCTCTTTTGATTCCACAGCTTGAAGCGCTCTTCGTCAAACTTGCCCTGCAAGATAAGCGCGTCAGACTTTAAGATGATGGCGCGTTGGCTGTCGGATGGCAACGCATAGATGCCACCAAGCAGTTTGGTTTCGTAGTCGGAGGTAGCGCCCTCGCCGGGCGTCCTGTTCAACTGACGACCACGCGACTGCAACTGTGCGCTCTTCTGCATGAACATCTGCAACGCAGTCAAATCGTTGCCACTGAGTTCGTACTGCTTGATGGTGCTGGCTGGCAGGTTGATGTTGAAGTTACCTGCATTTGCACCCTCTTGCACGGCACGAGCGATAGCGTTCCCAAGACCGGGGCGGTTCATAATGTCAAACACCAACGGATTGTTCTTCGCGTAGCCAATCATGTCTTGAGCAATGTTGCTGTTCTCAAACGCCGCCTCAGCCTGCAATCCAAGACGTGATGCCATCTTCTCAGCGGATTCAGCGCGACCCTTTGCGGTTTGTGTTGCAGTTTCCTCTTCTGCTTTTTGCTCTGACGAAGACCTTGCTGGGCTAATTGGAGCAGTCGTTTCACCTGCCTTTGGAATTTTGCGACTACGAACTTGTTCTGACTCAAGGTAGCCATTTCTGTCGTAGAAAGCAAGCAACTTCTGCTCATCACCATCAACAAAATATTGGTCAAGAGCGGCTTTATATTTTGCATACTCATCCACGTTCATCTCACGCTCGGTGCGAAGACCGCGAGGAACAACCTTGCGTTTATCTTGGCCTAGCTTCTCGCGCTCAATACGGTTCTTCTCCTCACCTTCTTGAGCCTTGCGAATCTCTGTCAGGGTTGGGAGCATCTTTGGCGCAACGCGACTTGCCAGCAACAGCACCTCATCAGTAATTGGGATGCGACCTTGACGAGCCGCGCCCAGCACTTGGTCTGGTGTCTTTAGACTGGCAACGTCAGTAGGGGACGCAGTGCCGGGGACTCTTAGCTGTCCATCAGCCGTGGTCACTGCACCGCCAGCAGGCGCAGGTGCGCCAGTAGTTTTTGGCCCACCCATCAAGGCGCTGATTAGCTGGTCGCCGCCCAACTGCTGGCGCAACTCTTGTTCTTTTCCAAGAAGTTCCATCTCCAGCTTTTGGTTTTCCCTTTGGAAGACAGATTCGCGTTCTGCGGCGGCTCCAGCACCTTCTGCGGCATACCCCAAGGACTCACCAAAAGAACCCGTCTTAGTGGGTTTTAAGAAGCCTGCGGCGGCCTGCATCAGAACAGGGTCAAACATCCTGCTCTTGCGGTCATCCAAACTTGCACGCATACGCAACAGCGCGGCGTTCATAGCCTCACGCTGGTCGCCAAGGTCATCGACAA